ATTTGGAAGAAGAAGGTTATAGATGCGCGTGGGGCATATTCAGCGCGGAAGAAGTTGGCGCTCCACACCAAAGGAAACGAGTGTTCATCCTGGCCTACCGCGCAGACTTCGGACAGCAATGGAGCAGCAGATCCAACGAGGAAAGCTCATCGCACACAATTGAGGTATGTGGAGACCGGGCATCTTCCACAAGGGAAGAATTGGGCAACGCCCACAACAGCGGAAGCAGGAAAAATATCGAATCAGGCAAATTACGGACAGCAAGGCTTGAGCAATCATCCATCAATTGTAGGTCTTCCGAAAAGGCCGAAAGGCGAGAAGGATCGGAAGAAAAATTGGGCAACTCCACAAGCCTCCGACCACATCGAGGGAGCGAGAACTGCGAAGGAGAGCAATCAGAAGTGCTTGGGGAGAGACTTGAATCAGATGAATTGGGCAACACCAAACACGATGGACTACATGGAGACTCGATCAGCGGAGGGAGTGGAAAAGATAGCGAGCGGAGCGAGGAAGGGAAGGAAGCGTCCGAGCAATCTACGGGAGCAAGTGGACAAGAAGACTTGCGATATTTACAAGGAGCAGAATTGGCCAACCCCACGAGCAGGCAACCCAGGCAGTCGCAAGCCCGGAACGGGGGGCAAGATACTAGCGGAGGAAGCAAAGATACACAATGGCCTGCAAGACCAGGAGAAGAGCAATACGTGTGGGAAGAACCAAGGGTCATCGAAGCTCAATCCTTCATGGGTGGAGCAACTCATGGGACTCAGCACAGGGTGGACAGACTTAGGCTCTTGGGCAACGGAGTTGTCCCCCAAACAGCAGAACTAGCATGGACGAGTTTATGGAAGGAAATGAATGCTCAGTAAGTTACGCAGAAATGAACGAAGCTTGGCACAGATTTTGGAACAAGAATCAATTGGCAATCAACAAACGCGGCACAGTGTATCGGACAACGATACCACGCAGAATGCCAAGCAAGGGGAAATTTGACTTAGTAAATTATGGAAGACGCAAAAAGACAATTTATACATGAGTTGAAAAACTTGATCCATCGCTGGTCAGAGGAATCTGACTTGGAGGATTCTGATTTATTGAACTGCATGCATGATGCAGTGGATGAATATTTTGAGGAGGATGTTGTGGATTTTGAATGCGACATGGAACTAGAGGAGGATGAAGAATGAATGTATATGCACCAACAGGGAAGAAACTAGAGAGCTGGCCATTATGGGTGAGGAGATTAACGGATGAGAATATGGTGCTTAAGAGCAGGGTCATTGATCTAGAGAAACATAATGACGAGCTATCCAAGGAAGTAACCGATCTAAAGGTCAGATGTTGTGATATTTGGAAGCAATTAACTGAGGAGCAAGCTAGGCAAGCATGAAGTGGATAGACGGGGATGATGAATGGACTGTCGAGCAGCAGAAGTTATGGGCAAGAAAAGCCCCGTTTGGATGGCAGAGATGCTGGCAATGTGGCAAGCAATGGAAGCAATTTTATGAAGATGCCTGCAAATGTAATGGCAAGTGAAAGTACCCAAGGGATACAATCCGATTTATTGGAAAAAATACGGACGAGCGATATCCGAATCAGTTGCCAAATTACCGAGGTGCGACTTGAGAAAGCTAGGGCCACCACCCTTGCAATTAAGCCCAGAGACGTTGGAACGGATACGGAAGGCTGGACAATCGGTGAAAAGGAAATCCCGTGCAACACGCTCGAAGAAGCAATGATTGTAGGAATAGAGATATTAAATCGTGGGTAAAATAACCTATGCAGATGAAATAGACGCACGCTTTGGCGTGCCTTGGACAGATGACTTTAAGTATGATAGAGGAGAGTTAAAGTGCGCATTATCAGATGAAGAGATAGATAGGCTAACTGTACAAGATCCTGTACGAGCAGAAACACTTACACGCTTGCTTCTTGACCAACCAAACAGCGAGAAGGAAGATCCAATCGAATGGGGTTGGACTCTTCCTGGGTGGCGCAGGGTCATGGAAAATTGGGATTCCACAAAGATCCATATTATTTTGGGAGGCAATCGTTCGTCCAAAACCACCTTTGCGTCTCGTTTGCTTGTCCACTTGGCACAGAACATACCCGAAGCAGAGATACGTTCCATGCATGTCAGTGAGGAAAGATCAATTTCTGATAGCCAACGTTATATCCACGAGAGCCTGCCTGCACGATACAAGAGAAGTAAGAAAAAAGGAACTAATCATTCTTTACAATATACTCAGAAGAATGGATTTAATGCTGGTAAAGCAATCTTGCCACCAACCACACCAGATGCCGAGCGTGGGAGTACGATATACTTTAATAATTACAGGCAGTACATGGCAGACCCACAAATCTTTGAGGGATGGTCTGCACATTGCATCCATCTTGACGAGGAAGCACCTGAGAATATTTTTAATACGCTTGTCGGTGGTAGAACAGTAGACTACCACGGGCGTGTAATTCTGACCTTTACGACCCTGCAAGGATACACGCCATTAGTTAATAGTTTATTGAAAGGAGCTACGACAGTTAGTTCAAAATACAGCGAGTTAATGGGCAGGGAACTGCCCTTGGAGCAAGTGTCTGCTAATTGGCCAGATTGTCGGATATATTATTTCTGGTCACAGGATTCACCCTTCGTTGATTCCAATGAACTTGTGCGTACCTATTCCAAGCAACCACAGGAGGTAAAGCTTGCTCGATTATTTGGTATTCCGAGTAAAAGCTTTGAAGGAAAATTTCCAAAATTCCAGCGTGAGACCAATGTAATTGAACATAGTAAGATACCATTCATTCTCGATCCATCTGTAAATGTAACCCGTTACTTTATATGCGATCCGGGTGGCAGTAAACCTTGGGTTGGATTATGGGCAGGTGTGACGAAGGACAAGAAGATATACATCTATCGTGAGTTTCCTGATAGTACGATGGGAGCATGGGCAATCCCACATATTAATGGTGCTGGTAAAGCAGTGGGTAAACCTGGCCCTGGACAACGTCCTCTAGGTTGGGGGTACTCAGACTACTTATCCTACTTTGAAGCACAGGAAGATGGTGAGGAGATATTTGAACGGATAGTTGACCCACGAATGGGAGCAGCCACAGTGCGTACAAAGGAGGGAGAAAGTAATATAATCAATACAATGAGTAACATGGGATTTGTGATGCGTGCTGCACCAGGTGTGTCTATAGACTCAGGTATTGCCAAGATTAATGATGCACTGAGTTGGGATGATACAGAAACCATGACAGACAAGAATTGCCCCAAGCTTTACTTCTCCGATCAATGCGAGAATACAATATCTTCCATGCTTGAATATGCAGGGGAGAGTAAGAGTGATTACTTCTCTGACCAAATTGACTGCCTGCGATATTTATTTGTAAGTGGTGCAGACCATGTCACCCATCGTGACATACAGGTCACAGGTGGTGGTGGTTATTAAGTTGACTACATAAGGGGGCTAATGTAGCTTTATGCTACACTATGCTCTCTGCAAGCGATCCAGAATTATTATATGTCTCCAAAGAGCCTGACATTGCCTACCTTAGTGAAGCCTTCAAGCGTACACAAAGTGATTTAGGTGAGTGGTTAGATCGTAGACAAAGAGACTATGATGTCCGTAATTGCTTATGGGCAGGCAAGAGTGATGACTTTAAGAAGTATGCTAACCAGAGTTCAACAGGTGAGGTATTTCCTTGGGTTGGTGCAAGCGATCAAGAAGTTCGCATGGCTGATGAATTGATTACTTGCCGAGTGGCAATGTCAATGAATGCAATTCGACGTGGTCACATTGTAGCCACACCCACAGAATCAAGTGATGTGGAGCGTGCCAATGTGGTATCCATGTTTTTACGATGGTTAATTAATTCTAAGATGCAGGAGTTTTATCCTGAGATTGAACTTGGATTAAATCATCTTTTTGAAAAAGGTATGATGGTTCATTATGCTTGGTACGAGAATCAAGAACTGAAGCAACAACAGACCATTAAGCTTGAAGAGATTGCCCAAGTCCTTCCACAAATTGCCGGAGCTATACAGGATGGAAGTATGGACGAGGAATTAAGTGAGGCACTTAAAACACAGTTTGATATTAGCAAAGCAAAAGCACGTGCAATGTTGAAGGAAATGCGTAAGGACGGAGAAACTACAGTACCTGTCACACGCCAAGTTGTAAGTAGACCCAAGATCAAAGCACTTGCACCAGATGAGGATGTATTTTGGCCAAGCTATTGTATAGATCCACAAGAAGCACCATACATGTTTCATGTGGTAAGCATGACCCCAGAGCAATTAAGGTCTAAAATTAGTACCGAAAATTGGTCAGAAGAGTTTGTGGATGCTGCGATTGAACTAGCAGGGCAGGGCGAGGATACAGATGAGAATATCTACCAACTGCGTGAGAATGATGAGTTTACCAGAAGTGATGATAATAGCCTTGTTAGAATTGTGTACTGTTATCAAAGACTGTTGGATGAGGATAATGTACCCGGTATTTACTGCACGATCTACCATGCTCATATTAGTGATCTTTATGCCAAGCATCAACTTCTTGATTATCAGCATGGGCAATATCCATTTGTAGTTACCACACTTGAAAAAACAGACAAAAAATTATACTCGTCCAGGTCATACCCGGAGCTTATTGAAAGCCTTCAGCAAGTACTCAAGGTCGAAACAGATGCAGCGATTGACTCGCAATCGTTAACAACTTTACCCCCACTCCTCCATCCAATTGGACGCAGTCCAAGTCGATGGGGGCCAGGTGTCCGTGTTCCATACCGCACGCAAGACGAGTATAGATTTGCAGACACACCCCGTGGGTCAGGAGTTAATGTAGAACTTCGCAGATACATACAGGAACAAGCAGATAGATACTTTGGTAGAAACGCACCAGGAGTAAATCCTGTGGAAGCACAGATGAAGCAACAAGAAGTGATTGATAAAGTATTTCATCACTTAAAGCTTGTGCTTGATCAAGTATACTCACTTTACCAGCAGTATGGGCCTGACCAAGAATACTTCCGTGTCACAGGTATGCAGGACATGCAGAAGTATGCCAAGGGTAGTGCTGGTGAACGATTTGATTTTTACATGCAGTTTGATGCTGCCACACAAGATCCAGAACAAATGCTTGAGCGTGTAAAAGCAATTGCACAACTTGGCGCACAACTCGACAAGAATGGCACGCTAGACACCGAGAGATTATTACAAATTGCAGTTGGGCAGATTTTACCGGGGGCTGCGGAAAGTATCATGCTTCCCAAGGAAACCGCATCGCAAAAAGCAATGGATGAAGAGAGACAGACTATTGCAGAAATTTATGCTGGTGTACCACCTAATGTTAAACCTAATGATGCACACGAGATGAAACTTCAAGTGTTCCAGCAATGGTTACAACAACCAGATGTAGCACAAAAGGTACAACAAGATCCGGCATTACAAGAGCGTATACAGAACTACATGCAGCAAAGACAGATGCAAGTTCAGCAAAAACAAAACGCTGAGATTGGAAGGCTGGGAGCAGCACCCACACAATTTGGAACAACAGGAGCAGCACCAACAGGAGGATAAAATTATGCCGTACGGTAAGGGAACTTATGGAAGTAAGGTTGGAAGACCTAAAAAGAAAATGACTAAAAAGAAATGTGGTGGCAAGCGGAAGACCAAGTAAAGTAAATAGCCCAAGGCGTATCCGCAAAGGTGAACCTGGTTATGGAAAAAAGAAGTTTGTAGTCTATGCTTCTGAAGGTGGAAAGAAAAAGACCATTCGATTTGGTGACGCAAATTTAAGTATCAAGAAGAACCAACCTGCACGCAAGAAGAGCTACTGTGCTAGGTCAGGTGGTATTAAAGGAAAAACAAATAAACTTAGTGCCAACTATTGGTCACGCAAAGCATGGGATTGTTAGATGAGTTTATACAAAAACATACACGCTAAACGAAAGCGTATAAAAAAAGGTAGTGGTGAGAAGATGAGAAAGCCTGGAGCAAAAGGCGCACCCACGGCCAAGGCATTTAAGAAAGCAGCCAAGACAGCGAGGAAGCGTAAGTAATGTGTCCCATCTGCAACGAGAAGTGTATTGGATCATATTGCTGGTCATGTTCTTCATCGAGCGAGAAATAATATTAGATACACTATTTTTTATACTAGGAGAAATATTTAGATATACACAATGAGTCCCCGAAAAAGAAAAACCTACCACGAGATAGATGCTGAAGAAGCAATACAGGCACTATCCATGTTGCAGAATGACCCACACTTTAAGAAGTACATCGAAATGCGTGAAGCAATGAGAGAAGAAGTCATTCGTCAATTACAGACCAAAGCTATTGTAGACTCCACAAACAGACATTACATGATGTGTGGAAAGCTTGAAGCAATAGACGAGGAACTTGATACCTTTTATAAAATGTAAGCCTTTTGTTGTAGTATAGTAGTTGGTTACATTACACCCTCTGTGATCTATGTGGGGTTGATCACAGAGGGTTTTTTATTGCCTTTCTTGCTACTAAAAGCTACATTTTGCTACACTAGGTAATTTATGCCTTGATCTTATGGAAGAAGTAATTGATGAGGTTGTCTCAGAATCCTCCGAAAATTCTGTTGATAGTTTAACGCAAGGGGAAGGTAACCTTTCAATGGCAGAACTCGCATCAAGTTTGATGCAAAAACGCCAGACCGAGGAAACTGAAACCACCGAAGAGGAATCTGAACCTGTTGCACAATCTACAGAGGAAGAAGAATCAGAGGATCAGTCTGCTGAAGAGCCGGAAGAATCAGAAGAGGAATCGACTGAGCCGCCCGTACAACCTTCAGATAATGTTCTTTCAAAGTTTAAAGACCTGGATTTGGATTCATTGTCCGAGGAGGAGTCTAAGGAATTAGCCAAGCATCTCAATGCTTCTGCAATCAAGCGGTTTGGAAAGCTTACCGCCCAGAAGAAAGCGTTGCTTGCTGAAAACCAAGAACTCCAGCAACAAGTTGAGCAAGCACCCGTGCCTGCTGAACAACCTGCATTCCTCAAGGATAATGCACTGCATAACGTCAATGACATCAACGCACTCAGTAAAGAAGTTGAGAACCTTAACACGCTCATGGAATGGGCAGACGAAGGGATGGAAAACGAAGTCGAGTATGATGACGCTGGCAATGAATATGTGGTTAAGGATGGAGACAAGACTTACACCAAAGCTGACTTAAAGAGAATCAAAGCGAATGCAAAAAAGATCCTTCGCAAAGATGCTCCAGCAAGACAGAAGTGGATACAAGAACGTCAACAATCTGACCAACAGGCAGTCCAAACTTTTGAGTTCCTAAGTGATGGAGAAAGTGAGGACTACCAATTGTTCATGCAGGTGAAACAAAGTCCGCTTTACAAGCCTTTAGTTGACCACCTACCCAATAGCAACTTTGCACTTGGGCTTATGGTTGAAGGATTAAAGGCAGTCAAAGCAAAGCAAGCCAATGCAGGTCAACCGAAGAAATTGAAGAAACCAACTGCACCTGTCGCATCGGCAGAAGCAGGTGCAAGTAAACCAAGATCCGAGGGGAGCAAACATAAGAAAGCTGTACAAGCGGCTCATGCCAAGTTTGAAAAATCTGGCAATATCGCAGACTACCAAAATTACATAAAACTAAAGCGAGCAATCGCAAAATAATAATTTAAAACAAAATAGGAGGATATAGATATGGCTAAAGCAACGTCGTACAATACAAGTGGCAACAAAGAAAACTTGACGTCAATAATTTCAACGTTAGAACCAGAGGCAACGCCCTTTGTTTCATTGATGAAAAAGGGTAAAGCAACAGGTACATTCTTTGAATACCAAGTTGATAAATTAAATTCACCTGAGTTTGGTGGAGTTTCTGAAGGCGAAGATGTTACAAACTTCAAGAATCAATCTGCTGACCGGGCAAGAATTGGAAATTACATTCAAAAGTTCCGTGATACCTTCATGGTGTCTGACATCCAAGAGATGGTTGACACAGCAGGTGTCGCATCAGAATTTGCAAACGCAGAAAGCAAAGCAGTACGCAACGTAAAACGTTCAATTGAAAGTGCATTTTGTTCTGCACAAGATCGTCAAGCAGACGCTGGAGCAGGCGCACCTTACAAAACACGAGGCATGTTAAAGTGGCTTGGAGTAGGTGGACAACCTTCTGACGTTCCTACATTCGCACAGAATGTTGCTAATGACACAACTGCCACGCAGACCGAAACAACCTTCAATAGCGTTCTTCAAGAACTCTACGAAGCAAACGGAATGCCTGGTGGACAGTTGACCTTACTTGCAGGCCCAGCATTGAAGCAGCAAATCTCTGACTTCTCAAGAGTGTCTTCTTCAACTCGTAATACCTATCAAGTTAATCAAGATGCTGAGAGCAAGAAAATAACCTTATCAGTCAATGTTTATGACGGTGATTTTGGACAAGTTTCAATTGTTCCTTCTTTGTTTATCAATAGAACAAGCGGAAGTGACACAGTTGACGCAGATGCAGGTCTCTTAATTGATCCTGAGTATGTTTCCATGATGTCCTTAAAAGCTGAGTCTGTAACTGAGCTTGAGAATCAAGGTGGCGGCCGCAGAGGTTTTGTAGACGTAGTAGCTGGATTGGCATGTTTGTCACCTGTTGCCCACGGTTACTTTAACTAATAACACTTAACATAAAGGAGATTTAAGATATGCCAGAATTATCAAATAATGAAGCAGGTAGAGGTTTTACACATGTATACACCGCTACCTACGAAGACTTACAAACAATCGGCAATGGTGGTCAATTAACCATCGCAACTATACCAGCAGGTGGTGCAGTTGAGTTAGCAGGTGTATACGAAGCTGAAGCGTTTGCAGGTACAACCTCCCTCGTCATTGACGTAGGAACATCAACAGGTGATCCAGATGAGTTCATTGATGCCTTGGATGTGGACGCAATGTCTGCACCTGTATTTAATACAGGAGATGCATTCACAGGTGGTCAGTCACAACCCGTTGGTGGAACAAACACCGCAACTTCCATTATCTTGGAAGTAACAGACGCAGCGATTGCATCCGCAACTGCTGGAGAAATTGTTATCGGATTACGTATCGTTGACTTAGGTCAATTTGCTTAATTGCAATTAGGATTTGGGGAGTAGTCTGCATAGCGGGCTACTCCCTTTTCCACATCAATTTATTATGGCAGAAATATTCATACCAAAGTGGCAACCATCTCAAGGTAATGGTTCTCAGTTTATGAAGAACTTAGACAAGCACTTGCGTTACGAAGTTGACCTCGAAAAGTACGAGGCAAAAAAGCGTGAGTTAGAGTGTGGTAAAGAGAATGGTCAAGGTGGACAAGTCGAAGGACTAGGTCAGTTAAAAGGCACAATACCTGCCCGTGAATATTTTCGCTGGCATCAAGACAAGCAAGGATGTTGGGGAGACAAAGCGTTCACGAATGAGTTCTTTCGTGACAACCCACATTTAAAAGCAAAATCATTTTCCAAAAAGACCTTCGTACAAGGAGGCTTTAATAAACCAAGCTTCGCATGAGAAGAGCAGCAGTAAGCACCATGTTGACCAACCTAGTAAGTATGGTTGGCGTGGATTCTTTCCTTACTGCTGAGACAACCGCAGCTGTACGAAGCTTTAATCGCTTTGGCAAGTTAGCCTGGGATCGCACTGCATGGCCATTTGTATCACGTATAACACAAGTCATACCAGATGTGCGTGTACGAAGCGTACAAGTAGCTAGTGGAGGAGCGAGCTATACATCTGCACCATCTGTTGCATTTAGTGGTGGAGGAGGTTCAAGTGCAGCAGCAACTGCAACTATCAATGCAGATGGAGAAGTAAATGGAATTGCAGTTACCAACAATGGCACAGGATATACAGGCACACCCACAGTTGCAATAAGTGGTGGTAGTGGAAGTGGAGCAACTGCCACTGCAAGCATGTTAAGCTACCTGGACTTTGGCACAACCATAAGCGAGATATTTCGAGTCACTGACCATGATCCGCTCGATGGCAATGCAAGTGATATAGCATACAAGAATGTGTATGTGACAGGTGCGAGCGAGTATGGAGAAGCAATATTGCCAGACCATAATTCTACTGCACCTGTATGGGTGTATTACCGCGCACCATTCCCAGAGTATGCAAGTGGCGCAAGTGACTTCCCATATGTATTCAGCGAATATGCGGTGATTGGAGCGTATGGGGATTGGTTACAAGCAGACGGGCAGGGTGACAAAGCACAAGTTTTATATCAACAAGCAGAAGCAATTTTACAAAGCGAGTTAGATAAACTCGAAAGACAAGAGGGGCAAACAACCCCATTACAATTTATTACGTACGGAACAACTGCCGTTTCATCGGCATAAAAGGAACAAATATTATGGCATCAGAATACAGAGGTTTAGGACTAAATGGTGGAATTTACATTAATGATACTGCTGCACACACAGGTAAGTTCTTTGCGATCCAAGCAACAGAAGACACAGTGCTTGCAGCCCAAGTGAGTAACATCACCAACCTGGATGATATTTGCACCGGGCAAGATGCAACCACGTTATCTGCTGGCACTGTACTTTACGGAAATTTTTCAAGCATTACTTTAACGAGTGGTGCTGTAATAGCCTACAATATCTAGGATGGGAAGTTCGACCATATCGCTTGGTCTTGGACTAGGTGGAGGTAAGTCTGCGACTAGTAGTGGTAGTCCAAATGCAGTCCCTATATTCAATGTTACAACACGCAATACAGGAGCTAATATTTTAGCAAGTTCACCAAGTAACCCATCAAACCAAGTCAATATTGCTTTCGGAACAGACACTTATGATTTTTATATCTATAAAACTGACGGCACTTGGTTAATTTTTAACAACGACTCTTAAATTATGCCAACGACAATACCATCAATCACATCATCGACTCGCCCAAGTTCACCATCGGCAGGTGACGCTTACTTTGAAACGAATACCAATGATTATATTATTTATGACGGTTCAAATTGGCGCACCTATGAAAGCGATGAAGCGCGATACCCAGAAATTAGTAATAGTCTGTCAGCTTTTTTCGATGGTACAGATGATAGTTTATCGGCAAATGATTCTTCATTAAGTTTACAAACTAATTTTTCGATTGCGTGTTGGTTTAATCGTGGCAGTGGGGTCGCTAGTTGGGACGCTTTAGTTTCTTGGGGTGAGGCATCTAGTGGTAAATACAGAGCGTTTGGTTTTAACGCTAATAATAATTTAACCTTTAATGCTTTTGGAAGTGGTTATGATTCATCAGGACAAACTCTAAGCAATTCAACATGGTATCACGGAGTGCTAACAGTAAGTGGGAGTGGAGCAAATGTGGTGGCAAAAGTATATGTAAATGGGGCGCTTGATTCAACAGTCGATGATTTTACTTTAAACACATATTCATCTTATGGGGGGCATTTATTTGGTCGCTCCACTTATGGCGGTTCAGAGTACTATAATGGCCATATTGACGAGCTAGGTATTTGGAACAGTGTTTTAACCGCTTCGGATGTAGGTAGTATTTACAATAGTTATTCGACTAGCGATGCTGTTAATTTAAATAGTGCATCCAATAATTTGGTTGCTTGGTATAGAATGGGAGACTCTTCGGGAGATACTGATTCAGGTGGTGGCACTCCTGCTAATACTGATGTGATAGGAACTGTAGTGAACGCATCGACAGTTAGTGGTTCAGGAGGAAGTGGCGCAAATATCACAGGCAGTAATTCAACTTACTCTACAACAATAAGCTAATGAAATATGTTATAATAAATTCGGATGAAGTTGATTCAGTAGATTTTTCGAAAGTCCAAGAAATTTCAGGAAATACACTTCGATACTCACTTGATGGTTCTTTGACTTTTGTTAAATTTAACGGGGACACAACACCTTCATTTCTGGAAGGCAAAACACAATACTCGCATTCTGAAATACTGACCATCTTAGCAACTGACGAGTGGTCTAACCCCAATCCTCCTGGCGAATGATTTACACCGCCATACTATTATTGGCGTTGTGCATGGCATCGTGCAGTTTGCGCTCCACTTACCCTCTAATGGGAGGATTGGCTGGAGGTGCAGCCGGATCGATTGGTGGCCCGTTAGTTGGTGGACTATCTGCTGGTGCTGGCGTACTAGCTGGTGAGGCACTCAAAAACAAGGATGCACTCATTGAGGCAGAAGAAACCATTGAAGCATTAAGTCACGGAGATGTATCTGCCTTGGTTGCACAAGGTATGGAGGAACATAAGTCAGGCTTTGAGAAGTTCACCAGCACAATCAAAAACATCCTAATTGGTGCAGCAGTATTACTTGGTGGTTATCTTGCCATTCCCATATTTATTGCCAAGCGCACTGCTCGTCAATGCTCCCAAACCGAAGCAATTAAACACGCCACTCGCGCACCATTCCCTGTAAAACCACCCTCCCGTAATGAGAAATCTTGAATTATTAAGAGACAAGTTCTTGGACATGTCGAAGAAAGGCAAAATGCTAACCATATTTGTAGGACTTGTTGTTGGCATCATCATATTAGATTGGTTGTTCTAATGATAGACCGCACTGCAATTCTTGGTATGGGTGGTACAGTTGCCACCTTTGGTCTGGCACACTTGGATGATTTATTCGGATGTATCGCAGGTGTAATCACAATCGTGTACATGGGTAGAAAACTCTACCTAGAAATGAAGAACAAGTGAATGGCACGTTATCGTACATCGGGTAGACTAGATGACCAAGTTCTTACAGACGGAGATCGTGGATTTCGTGGCATTGATTCATACCAAGAAGCAACAAGTTTAGAACCGGGCTTTGTACAGACAAGCGAGAATATGCGCTTGATTGGTGATCTTGCAGAAGTGCGCAAAGGTATAGATTTTTTGGCAGGTGCAGTTACACTTAGCTACAATGGTACGAATGAGATGGTATTTGCATCCACACTCTATTCAGATCCGGCAACAGGAAATGAATATGTGGTAGTTGCAACCAAGGATAAAGTAATCCTTTGGAATGATGCAAATAACTCAGGCATTGATATTGATTATCCAGGCAGTGAAGTTGTGGCCACGGCAGATGGCGCGAGCTTCGTGCAGGCATTAGAAAAACTCATTTTGTTTCGTGGTAAGAATAAAACACCACTTGAATGGGATGGAGATGTAAGCAATGACTTTGTAGTTAAAGCAAATGCAAGCCCAGGTGCTGGACGCATACAATGTCCAAACACAGATTATGGTGTGTTCTTTCGCAATCGCTTAATCATCCCACAACCCACAGATAGCAACTATTCCATTATCATGTCTGACTTGTTAGACACAGATAATTACTACGCTGCTGACTCACAATTTAGAATAAATAAAGGAAGTGCAGATTTTCTTGTAGGCTTTTATCCTTACCAAGAAGATCAGTTAATCGTGTTTATGCGTAACAGCATCCACATGATTAATAACATTGCGACAACCTCCGCAGCTAACACTTACGAAATTACAAGACAGCATGGATGTGTGGCACGAAAATCAATCGCACAGTCTGGCCCACAAACATTCTTCCTATCTGATAATGGGGTCATCGTCTTGTCACCTGGTACAGACCCTGCCAAGGGACTTGGAGTAGCTATTAGTAAAGTAAGTGGTGAAACCATACCCATGACAAGACCTATACAAGACCAATTTGATGAGGTTAACTACGCAGCAGCAGACAAAGCGTGTGGTGTGGTGTATGATAATAAATACTACCTTGCAGTACCTACAGTGTCTAGCACAGTACCTAACAAGATTTTCGTATTTAACTTACTTACATCGACATGGACTAGCGTTGACTCCTACCCAGCAATGTCAGGTAGTCTAGCATTTCATGTAGATGACTGGGTAATTTGCTCGCATGGATCTGCACCAACAAGACGTAGATTATTCGCATGTAACGACACAGGTTGGTACTTAATGGAAGAAAACTCCATTGATGATAGTGGTCGCAAGATAGGTAGTACAAGCGAGTCAGGTACAACTGCCATTGCAGGTAAGCTTGTCACACGATCATACACCTTTGGAGATATTAGCGTGAAGAGTTGGAAGCGTGGACAGTTGGGTGTAAACACAGTTAATGCAGATGCATTCAATATAAAGGTCAATACACTCGATCCAGACGCAAGCACCACAGTATTAAGTCATACAGCAGATGGCACAGAAGAAGCACTCTTCCGCTTTGGTACGGGTCGTACCCGTGGATATGGGGCAGAAGTTGAGATTAATGTCTTCGCAGGCAGACCAAGTTTTAGACATGTGAGTCTTGAAGCAATTGGAGTAGGGGCAAATGCAAGAAGGGAGGTTGCATAGATGGCAATCACCGCAACAGTTACACGTGGATTTACTTTTGCAACAGGTGTAGATGTAACGGCTGCATCACTTAACCAACTAGGTGAACCAACAGTCACCATCAACGAAGGAAATGTAAACATCACAGGTGGCACAATTAGTGGTCTATCCTCACCCATTGCGATTGCAGATGGAGGCACAGGAAGCACAAGTGCCGGGGCAGCAAGGACTGCACTTGGGTTAGGTACAGCAGCCACACAAGCAACCTCTGCATTCCTACAACCAAGCAATAATTTATCAGATGTATCAACCGCTGGTACTGCACGCACAAACTTAGGACTAGGCACAGTTGCCACCCAAGCGAGCAATGCAGTTGCTCTGACAGGTGGCACGATTAGTGGAACAATAATGACATTAAAATCATACGATGTAGCTGGTGTGCCAAGTGCATCTCCCGCCGGGCAAATGATCTACGTAACAGATGGAAACGCAGGTGCAGCCACAGTCGCAGTGAGCGATGGATCTGCATGGAAAGTGGTCGCATTAGGAGCGACAATTAGTACATGAAACTAAAAGAATTATTTGAGGCTGGCCCATACAATATTGATTGGAATCGTGTTGCTCGTGAGAGCTTGCCTTTATTTATGCTTGCACAAGACATAAAGGAAAATGGCATAAAAGAACCAATCCTTTTAAAAGATGGAAAAGTGGCAGATGGTATTCATCGAGTGTTTGTTCTTTGGCTCATGGGATATAAGGGGGATGTACCAATCAAGGAGGTTGAGTTATGAACATCATGGAGCGAGTCAATAATTTATATGATGAATGTGGAATAGATATGTTCAAGGATATATCCACTTATCTTGTACACGGCTATATGCATAAGACTCCTAAAAGTTTTATCTTAGCTAAGACTGTAGACAAAGACAGTGAAACCCCACCTGCTGAACAATGGGGTACATTAAAACCAAACGCTTGGTTTGTACACATGGCAGTTGGTGATGAGTGCGTGAAGCATTGGATAAACCTCATGCCCTTTAAGCTTCCTTATGTTGGCTGGGCAAGGGAGAACAAGAATAGACCTATAAGATTTTACGATTTAAACAGAATTACTAGGAGGAAATAAATTATGTCAGGCCCAACTTACAACCAGCCAGCCGCCCCGAGTTATGGAGAAGGCATGGCAGACGCACTTAAAGCGCAAGTACAATTACTCACAGGCACAGGTGACTTTGCAAGTACAGGGTCACTTGAATCTTTGCTTCCACTTGAAGAATCGATTCGTAAGAAGACTGCACAGACAGACACAGATGTTCTTAGGCAGACCTTGCTAGGTGGCACTACAGGTGGTGGCGAGCAAGAGGTAACTTATGATGATCAGGGACGCGCAATTGCCGGATACTCAGAACCAGGGAAGGCAAGGATGAAGGTAGTGATTGAAGACAAAGACGGAAATATTGTTGCAGATGCTAGTTCAAAAAAAGGGCCAGCAGTTCACGGAGGAAGAGCAAGAATAGATTTTGTAGATGAAAATGGAAATACAATAAACAGCAGTGATTTTGTGCAAATTACACCAAAAACTACTGATCCAAATGATCCTGTTTTAGGAGACAAAGGGGTTGCAAATGCACTTACTACTGCAACTGATAACTTGGTTAGTAAACTTGAAAGTGACGAAAATTTTGATCAAGATATTTTAAACAAAATAAAAAATGACAGAAAAACCATTCTGAATTTTGAATTTAAATTGCTTGATGGTGCAAGTAGCTTCGATGGTTATAAAATGTCAGATGATCAAAATTCCTACGCAGTAACAGAAGCTCAACCAATCTACGCAAAAGACACAGATGGCAACATAATACAAGATGCCACAAAAGCAGGCACAACAGAAGTAACCACACTACCCACCCAACGCCAAGGCGATGGCATGGTTGACCTGCTTGGGGACAAGCGTAATGTGCAAAACACAGTTGCGAGAGAGGTTACGAAGACAAAGGGGGGATACGCATACACAGGAGATCCAAGTAAACCACCAGGGAAACGCTACGATTCTGATAAAGATTACTCTCTGTTTGACGAGCAAGGTAATGAAATAGCAAGTGGTTTGGATAAGTACCAAGCAAGGGCACAAAGCAATGATATAGAAGCAACTACTACGACTGAAACTGTATACGAACAAGCAGACTCAGGCAGACAAGCTGGGTTTGATGAGAGTGGTAACTTCTTAGGTTTATCTGCATTTGGCGAGGACATCCAAGCAGGTAACTTGTCTCGTCAACGAGAGCGTGATTTAAAGGATGTTGCTCGTTTATCTGGTACATACCAGGACATCATGGAAGACTACAAACCTGGCACTCAAGAAGCTCTTGAGTCTGCTAGGTCAGTACTAGAATCACAAAAAGATTCACTTACGGGAGCAGGGGCAATTGGTGGGCCACAAGGTATAACTGACCCACTATCACTAACAAGCAAGGGATTTACCGCAGCACAAAATACCACACCTGTTGACCTAAAGACAGGCACTTCCTTTACAGGTGCATCTGTTGCAGATCCAATGTCCTTAACTGCAAAAACAGGATACGATGAATTAGCAGATATTACCGGGCAAAAGCTAACTGCTGGCACAACATACAATCCAACTGCAAATGTAACAGGTAGTGGTTACACCGCAGCACAAGCAGCAGACCCATTAGCCTTAAGTGCAGCCACATCTTACGATCCTTCTGCTGGCGTAGAGGGTAGGGGGTATAGTGCAGTTGCAGGCTTAGATGGTGGACGTATTGAAGCAGATAGTTTGCGTGCTAGATTAATGGCAGATGCAGAGGCTGGACTTGACCAAGGACTTACAGACCGTGAGGAGCGACAAATTGCAGAAGCTGCTCGTGCAAGATCAACCATGATGGGTAGAACATTTGATCAGTCAGGTGCAATTGCAGAGGCAGAGGCAAGGGTTGCTGAAGACAACGCACGCAAAATGCAGAATCAAGCATTTGCACAAAGAACACTTGGTCAGGAAGCAGATCTTCAGCAGTCCGACCTTAGTCGGGGTTTGCAAGCTGCCATGCAAAACCAAGCAGCACAAAACCAAGCACTTCAGTATTCTTCTGGGCAAGACATGCAAGCACAACTTGCAAACCAAGCAGCAACCAACCAGGCATTACAAGCTGGTATGGCAGCAGGTTTGAGCCAAGAAGCATTAGCTGCACAACAGAAACAAGCACAGGAGTTTGCTAACCAACAAGCAAGTAACCGAGCATCAGAGTTTGGTTCTGCTCAAGCATTGAATGCTGCACTTGCAAATCAACAAGCAAGTAATCGTGCAGCAGAATTTGGTGTGCAAGCTGGACTAGGACGGGAACAAGCACAGGCAGGCTTTGCACAGCAAGCTAATCTAGCAAACTTAGCAGCAGAACAACAGAGGCGAGAAAGTGGTTTGCAAGCTGGTCTAAATCAAGAGCAGTTGAAAGCAAACATGGCACAGCAAAAAGCAATGGCAGATGCTGGCTTTACTCAACAAGCTCGCGCAATGGGATTAGAGGCTGGACTTACGCAAGAGCAAGCAGAGGCACAACTTAATCAGCAGCGCTTAATGGCAAATCAGCAGTTTAGCCAGGAGGCAAATAAGTATGGTGCGCAAGAAGATATGCAAGTTCAGCTAAACAACTTAGCTAACCAAATTTCAAATTACCAATTTGAGACAGGCGCGCAAATGGATGCGGATCGCTTAAATGAACAACTCAAGCAGTCAGGTATTCTTGGTTACATCCAAGCTGCCGGTGGACTTGCAGCATTAGAAGACTCATCCACCCTTGATCCATTCCAAGCAGTACTTGGCAGAGGAGGAGGAGGAAGCTTGCAAGCCGGGCAATCTGTATTTGGACAAGCTGGCTATGGACTTAACTCAGGCCCTGCATATTTGAACCCAGAGAGTGGACTAGGATACATACAGAATCAAGCAACTAACGCAGCCAACATGTACAATGCACAAGTAGCAGCAGATGCAACTAAGACTGCTGGTATATATAGTGGACTTGGTTCACTTGGTGGTGGCTTGCTAGGTGGGGCAGGTGCTGCTGCAAGTGGTGGAGCTACATTACTTGGTGGATTCTGCTGGGTAGCACGTGAAGTATATGGTGAGCATAATCCAGCATGGTTGTTATTCCGTAAATGGATGCTGAATGATTCACCATCATTATTTAGAAAAGCCTACATAAAATACGGAGAACGCTTTGCAAACTTCATATCAGACAAGCCAAGATTAAAAGCAAGAATCCGTAAGTGGATGGACTCAAAAATAAGGAGATAAATATTATGGCAAGAAAACCATTCTTTAGCGGAAATTACGGATCAGCGCTAGCACGGGTCGATACTCGACCCATTATGGAAGCAGGGCGTGCGCAAGGGCAAATGTATGCCAATATGGGGCAGCAGATTGGAGGCATGATTCAACAGTATGGGCTTAACAAAGAGAAGCGTGCAGAACTGACAGGTGAGATTGAGGCCATGCTTCCGCAATACATGGATTCATTTACTAGCACAGGTAATGAGGTAGATGATAAAAAGAATTTCCAAAGACTAGAAAAGTTTAGCAAGGGAGATATGAGTATGGCAGACCTTAAAGGTCTAGCTGGCGAGCTTGCTATGAAGGATAAGGTGCAATCCAAGCAATTAGTACGTGACTTATCTACCGCACAATTACAATCTGCTGAGTTCCTAAATCAACAAAGAATGGAATCTGCTAGTAATATGGATAATGCATTTAACGCATTAGATAGAACAAGAGATGAAATAAAAAGTCTTGTAGATAATGGAACATTACAACCAGGAGACCTTACCTTGGGTGCGAGTAGACTTCTTAATAATCCAAGTTTATTAAAATCTAGAAGTCCAGAAGCATTGAAGTTTTTTGCAAGCGATCCAACAAAAGATGCTGAATCTAAATTAAGATTATCGAATTTAAAGAGAGGGCAACAAGTACAAAAGGGACTCGATGATAGTTTAGGAGGTGCTGGTAATGTTGGTGCGATGCAAGGTGAATCCATGAAGGAAACTTTAGCTGGGCAGAAGGCATCAAGAGAAAGAACAGAGTCTTTGACTGATGCTACTAGATTGCAAATGGACATATTAAGACAACCTGCTGATAGTTCTAATCCAAAAAATCAAGTTATTGACAAACAGATTGATGCAGTTTCATCTAAAATAAAATCTTTGCGGAATAGTAAAAGTTTTACAAAAAAAGATGATGATGAGTTTTTTACTTTAGATTCATTAATTGAATTTAGTCCAAGAACAGGAATAGCAACAATATCAGAAGATGCATCAAAGCGAGATGCAGTAAAGCTTGATAGTTTAAAAAAGTTAGTTGAAGAAGAACACCAGCTTATGATGCAGCAAATTGTAAATCATAATTTAGCAAATGGAGAAATAATACAAATTCCTAGATCAGAATCTATGAAGTTAGCAGAAGAAGAAAATTTAAAAAAACAACAATATATAGATACCCAAGTAACACCTGATCAAAGAAGTGGTTACATGAGTGGTATGAATATGGATTACTCTAATTTAGATCCTAGTGTGGCAGAATTAATGACTGGTGGTGCAAGATAATCAAGGTATTTTAAATGAAGCTTTCTGAATACTATCAGCAATATGGTGAAATTTTAGATGAAACTAAATCTAAAGAAAAAGAACCATTCACTTACACAAATTATGAAGATTTGAAAAAATATGTGGATGCTGCTGGAGGTTCAGATTTAGAGGCAAGACAACAGGCAGAAGCTGCACCATTTCAATACGCAGAAGCTCGTGAAGCAGACGCAGTAGATATGGGTGTAATCATAGGTACAGAACTACTTGGTACTGTATTAGGTGGGGTTTTTACAGGAGGTAATCCGTTAGGTTTTGCAGGTGGATCTGCATTAGGTAACTACTTATCTCAGCAATACAGAATAGGCAGAGGCTTGCAAGATGATGTTGGACTAGGAGAACTTGGAGCAGCAACTGTGCTTGGTGGTGTAGGAGTAGGCAAGCTTGCTGGCATGGGTGCAGCAGGTAGAACCGCAACACGGGCAGCACAGGGTGCAGGTTTAGCAGGGGCAGAATTAACTGCACGAACATTTATCGATGAAGACCGCGCACCAACACAGGAAGAGATTGCAACCACCCTTCTGTTTGGTGGTGTGTTTGGTGGCACGCTTGGTGCGGTAGAAGCTAAGTTTTTAAAGGATTTAGGTCTACCTGCGGAAGAAGGGCAAAAGCGTGTAGAGTTTAAAGAAGCAGTACAAGAGCAAGTTAAAGAAGCAGGTGGTGCAAGTAATTACGAGGTAGGCAGACCTGTAGGCTTTTTTACATTTCGTGACCCACAAGGTAACTTTACATTTAGAGACCCAGACACAACAGAATTAACGGCAGCAACAGCACTTGATCCTAATACAGGTCTTGGGCCAAGAAGACTTAGGCAACTAGACCAACCACAACTGCCTGGCCCACGTGGATTAGGTGGCCCGCAACAAGCAAGGATAGGACAATCAAGAACCTTAACAGATGATGGAATCATTGAGGTAGATGCAATACCTGTAGAAGACTATGCAGAAGGTTTACTTAGTGGTATAGAGAATAAGCTATTACTTGAATCAGAGGACATGATTAAGGGAATATCCTCCGGGCAAGAGTTAACACCAGAGATGCAAGATTTGCGAAAAGCTTTTGAAAGTAAACTAGCATCTGACAATGAAATCTTCACAGGCGTAAATCCTATTGTTGCAAAAGGTAATATTGGTGACACACGTAGGTTAAGGGAGATTGATACGGAGATTGCAAAACTAGATCACCGAGGTAAATCTACCAAACAACGCAAGCAACTAGAAAAAGAAAAGCGTGCGTTAGAACGGAAGCATAATATTGTACAAAATGTATTGCTTGGTGGGGCAGGGGTTTCCGCTGCTGCTTCCATGTTTACAGAGGATGAAGAAGCTAGTGGTAGCAGTCTAGCAATGGCAGGTCTGTTGGGTTTCTTTGGCATTAGAAAGAGCAAGAAAGTAACTGACGCATTAGCAAAAGGCACAAAGAAAGCTCAAGCTAGAAACGCAAGCGATGAAGCAATTCGTGCGAAGGGTGGCATACCTGAACCTGATCCTGAACCAATTGGAAGAGCAGCAGTAGAAGCAGAAAGAAGGCAAGCAGCAAGTGATAGAATACCAGCTAAAAGAATTGCTGCTGTAGATGATATAAAAAGATTTTATAGTGATGAACTTATCAAGCAACTTGAAGAAACCAATGATCCAAATATACAAAATATTTTTGCTGAAGAACTTTCTGAACGAGCAAGTAGAAACACTCCAAGAGGAAGAGCATTAAAAGAAAAGCTATTCAGAATTGCTACTACAGATAGTAAAATTAGTGATGAAACATTTGATATTGTTAATAAAGCTAGAGACACTCCACCTGGCACACAAAAAACAAATCCAGATGTTCGAGGGGTAAGCAACTCAAATAAGTTTCAATTGGCACAGGCAGCACAGAGCGGAGACGAAGCAGCACTGCAAGAAATTCGCAGACGTGCTGCAAAGAATCCACGAACTAAAAAGTTTTTTGAGAAGGAAGGTTTAATCACAGGCTTGCTCACCACAGGCACAGGTGCAATTGCACTTCTTGAAATGATGGAGGATGATGATGATAGTGTATCTCGTGCGTCCTTGGGTGGGTTTGAGCTTCTTACAGCTTTGGCACTAGGCACGCTAGGATACAGAGGAGCAAAGAAATATATAAAGAGTGCAGAGTTTAAGAAAGCAAAGGCACAAATAAAAGCTAATCCATCTGCTGCTGAACATACATCTACCAAGCAAGCAAGAGTTGCGCAAGACGCAGATCGCATTTACAAGTTACCGGGTAAAACAGGTCAAATAATAAACGATGTAAAAGATATACTTGGTGATGTGCTTACTCCAATTTCACGCCAAGCAAAAAATATTGGCCCATTTGTAGCAAAGGCATTTAGGGAGGTTGATCTGAAAGGCTTGAAGAGAAAATCACAGTTCAAAAAATCTGCACAACCATTTATTTTGTCTGTAAATAAACTTCTTAAAAATGATAAAGCTGCATTGGAGAAATTTAATGATGACTTAAATACAGGAAACTTTGATGGCATTAGAGAAATGCTAGATAAGAAAAATGTAATGCATAAATTCGGAAAAGAATTTAAAGACACTCTTGATACACTTACAGCAATAAGAGCGTATGGTAGAGAAGAGGGTGGCATTGAGGTTGGGTTTCGTGAAAATTATTTCCCAAGACAAGTATTAGATTATCCTTCACTGCGAAAGTTTCTTGATAGTGATCCAGACGCAAGAGAGGCAACCACATCAATAGACCAAGCATTTGCAAAGTATGCAGATGAACACAAAATATCTGTTGATAATCTTACAAATCAAGAGCGTGCAGAAATAACTGCTAGAACTCTCGCTGGAAGAGTCAAGTCCTCTGGCCCAGGAAACACAAAGACCAGATCAATTAATGATGTAAAGTTGTACAAAAAAGTAAAGGGTGGTTATGCAAAACCACTTGATGCCTTGAACAACTATATCGATTCTATGGTTGATGCGGTAGAGAAAAGAAAATTCTTAGGTCAGGTAAAAAGCAAGAATGCACCTAATGTTGGCATGGAAGGTAGCTTTGACACAAACCCATTAGCAGACTTAGGAATGCGTGCAGACATTAGCGACACACTAGCTGACAAGGTTGCAAAAAACATGCTCAAGGGTCAGAAGTATTCAGAGCAAGACATACAGAAGTTAAGATCATTAATACAATCACGATTCGGAGGAGTTCCTGTATCACCTGCAATTCAAGGATTAAAGAATGCCAACTATATTCAAGTAATGACAAACTTCGGATCTGCTATTACACAGTTTGGTGATCTTGGTTTTTCTGCACATTTTAATGGCATGGATAATACCTTCAAGAGTTTGTTTAACCGCAAAGATGTCTATAATTTTACAGATAGTATAGGATTAAGTGGCAAGGATTACGATACAACTTCAAGCAATGCATTTTTAAGTAAAACACTTGATACATTATTTACCGCAACCGGGCTAAAGAAAATTGATCAGCTTGGTAAGAATACTTTTATGAATGCTGCATGGAGGAAGTACCATAAGATAGCAAAGAAAGATACTAAAGGATTGTCTGACGAACTAACTCCTTACTTTGGAAGAGAAAGGGCAGATCAAATTTCCATAGCAGCAAGAGATAATGCACCAAATTCAAAGTTTGTACCATTAGAAGTTGAAGAGTTAGTATTTCACAAACTTCTTGATGTTGCACCAGCAACTGCAAGTGAAATGCCAGCTTTATATACTCGTATGGGTAAAGGTAGAATCTTCTACATGCTTAAATCATTTACATTAAAACAACTTGATGCATACCGAGAGGCAGGTGCTGACGAAATATTTAGAGGAATTGGTAAATATAATGCAGCAACTACAAGTAATGAAAGACTAGCTGGTGCTAAACAAGCAGGTAAAGGT